GCGCGGCTCGCGCACGCGGCGCTGGCGGTGTCCACGGTGGACTTTGGCGTGACTGAAGGGTTGCGCAGCAAGGCGCGGCAGGTCGAACTGTTCCAGGCGGGCGCGAGCAAGACACTGAACAGCCGGCACCTGACCGGCCATGCGATCGACGTCGTCGCCTACGTCGGCGGCGCGGTGCGCTGGGAATTTGACTTGTACCGGCGTATCGCCGAGTCGTTCGCACGCGCCGGCGACGAGCTTGATCTGCCGGTGGAGTGGGGCGGGTGCTGGTCGCGGATCGACGGCGCGACCGATCTCGCGCGGCTGGTCGGCGATTACGTCGGTTACTGTCGCGGCCGCGGGCGCCGGCCGCTGGTCGATGGGCCGCATTTTCAACTACCGCAGAGCGGGGTGTACGCATGAGCAAATACATCGGGCTGTTTCTAGTGCTGGTCGTCATCGCGCTGCTCTGGGCGGCACGCGGCGAGGCAGCCGAGGATCACGGCTGCCGGATGGCGGCCTACAGGGACGCCCAGGGCCTCACCCGGATGGTGTGGGGCTGCGCCTGGCCGGACGAGGCGCGCACGACCGAAGCAGCGAGCCTGTACCCGGCGATGCTAACTCGGCTCTCAGCGCTCGCCCGGATTGCGGCCGACCGGCAGGCGCTCTCACCGATGAGCCTGCCGAACGATCAAGCGTGGGAACCGGGCGTGACGATCTGCGACCGCTGGCAGCTCTGGGCTGAGGACGAGGGGCCGCGAGCCCCGGAAATGACCCGGCAGCGGAAAATTGCGCAGGCGTGCAAATGATGCTGGTCCGGCTGGTCCCGATGTTGCCATCGCACGGCAATGCCGCCGTCAGACACGCGAGGCGCCCCGCAGTGGCAGCGTGGCGATGAACTCGGGCAGGCCGGGCCAGCGCGGTGACGGAGCGGCTTGATCTCGCCCGGCTGGGGGCCGGGCTGAAGTGGTGCCCGCGTTGCCGCCAGTTACTCGCCCGCGCTCACTTCCGCCCCAAGCGCGGGTACTGCCGGGAGTGCGACCGCGCCTATAACCGCGACTACAACAGCCGCCAGCGGCGGCGCGAGAAACCTCTGGCGGCGCGAATCAGTGAAGCGCTGGGCGCTTACGGCAGCATCGACCACGACCTAGCGGCAGCGCACGCGAGCGAACCGTATCGGCTGATGATGGAGGCGTGCGAGCGCGCCTATCAGCGCCATCGCAGGGCCGGCACGGACCAGTGCGCCGCGGCCCTCCCGCATCCGCCGGTAAGTGTTTGAATGCATTGGCTCGTAATGGTACGTTTTGCGCCGTGATAGACGCACCGACAACGCCGGGAAAAAGCGACAATGTCTCGCCGCAACAACGGGTTACGAGGGTCTTGCTGGTTTGCATGGGCAATATCCGATCCACGTGAAACACTGCGCCGTTGCTGGGGTCGTCCCGTATTCATCCCGAATTTATCCCTCACCGAACCGCACCCGGACCCATTCAGCGCCGCGCGTATCGGCATACAGCGCGGTCGTGCGGGGGTCGCGGTGGCCGAGTAGCTCCTGGGTGTGAACGGCGCCCTGACGCGAATACAGGCGTTCTGCGAGCGAGCGGATTTCGTGGAAGGTCGGCGGAGTCTTGCCCTGCCAGTCGTGACCGAGCCGGCCGACCGCATCAGTGAACCGCCGGCTGATGGTGTCCACCCATATCTGCTCACCCAGCGGACTGTTGCCGTATGGCCGGGTCTGATGGACCAGGTGGCGGGAGACAATGCCGGTCTTGCGAGCCTGACTGAGCACGTCGGCCAGTGACAATCCGACGGCGTCGAGGCGCAATGCCAGCGGCAGCATCAGCCGGGCGCCGGTCTTGCGCTGCACCAGCCACCAGCCGCCGTCATGGAAATCGGAGAACTGCGCCGCAGCCACATCGTCACGGCGCTGGGCGCTGACAATGGCGAGCCCCATCGCGATGCGCAGCCACAGCGGCACGTCGCTGGCGTATACGGCGCGGAACATCTCGATGGTCAACCGAGCGCGCTTGACGGCCACCGGCTGCAGGCGAGTCGCGCGCACCGGGTTGTCATCGAGCCAGCCGGCGACGACTGCCTCACGGAAGCAGTCCTTTAGCAGCGAGCGGAACGCTTGCGCGAGTCGCCCCTTGCCTTCCGCCTCGATGGCGCGACAGGCATCGGTCACGACGAGCGCGGTAATCGAGCGTAGTGGCGTATCGTCGCCGAGCTGGCGGCGCGCTCGAGCGATCAGGCTGCGGTAACTCTTGCGGGTGTTGGCGGCCAGGTCGCGGCAGGCCAACGCCTCCCCGTACCGATCGAGCCAGGCGCCGAGCGTAAAGTCCGCGCCGCCGCTGATGCGGTCGATGAGGCGGGGCGAGCGGCGCAGCCCGGCAGTGTGCAGATTCGCCTCGACGGCTTGCGCGAATGCGTAGGCGCGATCGCGCCCGAGCCCGTATTCCTTGCCGGTCAGTGGGTCGCGCCAGCTCCAATATCCGTCACGGCAATGCAGATGATCGGGCCAGTTTCTCCGTGAGGGTGCGCGCCGGCGTGGTGGCATGGCGGATACTCCGATGGTCGAGATACCGGGCGTTGGGTTGCACGAAATAGCTGCGCCCGTGTTTTTCAGGCGCCGGGCAGATCAGCCCGTCCCGCGCCCATCGCCTTAGCGTAGCAGCCGCGGGGGCGGCCTCACCATAAACGGCCGCGGCCCAGCTTTGCAGCGTCAGGAGCGTCACGACGCCGCCCACCATAGGACGACGGCCCAGGCGCAGCAGATCGCGACGCGCTGGCGCACGGGCAACTCCACCGAGCCCCATAGCGGGCGATAGCTGGCGGCCGTTTCCCCGTGCTCCGGGTCCACGTGCTCGATCACGTCGAGGATCTTGTCCCACGCCCACCCGTCGCGGTGGCGGTGCATCATGGCCGATAGCGTTTCCACGGCGCCGCCTGTCAGCACGTTCGGGCCGATGTCGAGCAGATACCACGGCAGGAATTTCCACGGATTCCAGCCCGGCCGGTAGCGGATCGCGTGCGTCGGTCGCGGCGCGCCTGGCGGCAGCCGTGTCACGTCCCGCGACCAGAGCCAGCGGACGCCACGGGCCCAGCGGGCCAGATTGTGCAGGTAGGCGGTCATGGCTTGTCCCCCTTAGCCACGTAGATCGCGGCGAGGGCGTCGAGGTGGAGCTGACACAGCCGGATACTCGGCCCGCAGGTGCCGAAATCCCAATCCGGCTCCTCGTCCGGTTCGGACACCCGGTATGTGTCAGCCCACTCAGCGATGGCGGGCAGCAGGTCCAGCAGCGCCGAAATCACTTCGTCCGGCGGGAATCGAAACGGGTCTGAGTTGAGGTCGGCGGGATCGCAAATCCACTCCCGCCGCGCCCAGTCGATCAGTTCGGTGTCGGTCATGACTTCGCCATCCTCCGCAGCTCGCAGGCCACGTCGATCAGTTCTTCGTGCTGCTTGAGTTCGGTCTTGGAGTCCTCCGGCCACTTATCATCGGAGGTGTTGCAGTCGTAGATATCCCGCGCCAGTTCTTCCAGCAGCTCGGCGGCGCGGATCAGGGTTTCTGAATTGCTCACGCCGCCGGGCCCTTGAGCATGTCGATCTGCTCGCCGCCGGAAAGGTGCAGGTCAGCGTGGCACTCGCGCCCAAGCAGTGGCTCGATGTCGCCGGCCTCGTTGCCCGCCACGAGCCAGGTTATTTGCCCGGCGGCAAGCGCGCCGAGCGGGGTAAACGTCAGCTCCACCGCGCTGAGCACCGCTGTCGCATCGGTCAGGCGCAGCCCTTCGCCGTTCGGCCGATCAATCGCGCCGGCGAGGCTCCATGCGCTCTCGTGCAGCACCAGCGTCCACAGCCCGAGCGGCGCGTCGTACTCGTCGAAGAAACTGGTTTCCGACCAGCCGCCGCGCTGGCCGCAGAGCGCGTTCACCTGGTCGCGGTGCAGAAACAGATCGGTGAATTTCAGGTGTGCGCGGGTGACTTCGCCGTCGTCGCCCTTCTCGCGCTTGATGGCGAGCGACTTGCCGAGTGTCAGGGTGCTGGTGATGTGCATCATGGAGTCCTCCTATCGGTAACTGGCAGCGCCGATGATCTGCATGATCTCGGCCTCGATGTCGGCGTCGGTGACGCCGGGCAGGATGTGCTCCGCGACCGCTTTCACGGCGCGTTGCCATACGTCCTGAAACTCGTCCTCGCTCAATCGCCCGAAGGCGATTGAGTCGGCGATCTGGTAGACCTCGCCCGTGCTCTTGCTGACGATGTGGGTGCAATGCCCAGCGAGGATCTTCACGAGGTCGTGCGCAGCCTCCGGGCTTTTGATGTCCTCGCTGTTCTGCGCAATCAGATTCATCAGCGCCCACCAGCGCCGCAGGTTCTTGTGGCTGCGCGGGCGCTGCACGTCCACGCGCACGACATCACCGATCTTCACCTTGCGCATGACGTCGCGCGCCGCTTCGTCGTCGGCGGTGAGCCCAGCCACGGTGCGCCTCATCAGGACGGCGGACATTAAAACGGGATATCGTCGTCGAAAGGATCGGCAGACGGGGGCGCGGGCTTCTGAGCCGGCTTCTGAGCCGGCTTCGGCTCCTGGTTCTGCCCGCCGTGCAGGCTGATGTCGTTGACCATGCAGCAGAGTTTCGCGGTGGCCTCACCGGCCTTGTTGGTGTAGGTCTCGACGCGCACCGGGCCGGCGACCGACACCACCGAGCCCTTGAGCAAATATTGCGCGAGCTTCTGCCCGCGCTCGCCCCACAGGCCGCAGGAGACCCATAGCGTTTGTTTCTCCCCGCCGCGGCGCTCATCGACGGCGAGCGAGAAATTGACGACCTGCTTGCCGCTCGGCGTGGTGCGCGAGTCGGCGTCACGGCCGAGGCGGCCCGTAAAGGTGGCGATGTTCATGCGGCCTCCCGAATGGTGGACAGCCAGCCGGCGGCGACCGCCGGCGACACGCCGAAGTGCTCGGCGACCACGGTGATGATTTCGTCGTCGCTCGGGCGCGGCACGGCCTTCCCCGGCGAGGCGACAACCGCCACCTCGCCGGGGTCGGACTTTACGACGCACTGCGCCGTTGAATTCGGCACAGCCAACGCGGCCCGCTGGCGCTCGATCTCGGCGCGCTCGTCGGCGAGGCGCTTGGCCTCGGCGGCTGCGGCTTGCTCTTGGGCGCGGCGCTCGGCGTCCAGTCGGGCGCGCTCCGCGGCCGCTGCCGCCTCCTGCTCCCGGCGCTGCGCATCCAGCGCTTCGCGCTCATGGCGCAGCCGCTCAGCAGCCTCTCGGTCGGCCTGCTCGCGAGCCGCTCGGGCAGCGCGCTCCGCGGCCGCGAGTCGCTCGCGCTCGGCCTTGTCGCGGGCCTCCTGCTCCGCTCGCAGCCGTTCCAGCTCAGCGCGCTCGGCCTTGATGCGGGCCTGTTCGTCCTCGTGCGCGATAGCAGCGGTCAGCAGGGCGTCAAGCCGCGCCAGGCCGGCAGCCTTGGCATCCTCGGCCTGTTCGCGGAACTCAGCGAATGAATCATCGATGGCGATGCGCTCAAGGTCGGCGATGTGCTCGGCGATAAGCGCCGATCCGCTGGCCGGCGTCAGCATCTGATTGCCGCGCAGCTCGGCGAGTCGCTCCTGAATCGCCGTGACACGGGCAGCCTCGGCGGCGATCTTCGCCTGCCGCTCGGCCTCTTTGCGCGCTTCCTCGGCCTTGATCATGCCGTCGATCGGCGCCTCCAGCTTCTCCAGCGCTGCCGTGATGCGCGCGGCATCGGCGTCAAGTTTCTTCCCGATTGCCAGTAGCGGCGCCTTCGCGGCCTTCCTGATGCGCTCGACTTCGTAGCGCGGCTCGCGCACCGCGAGCCGGGCCGCCTTCGCCTCGGCCATGCCGTCGCCGGTCGTCACGTCGTAGACGACGCCCTCGTACTGCTGGCGCAGAGCCTGCAATCCAGCCTCGACGGCGCTGAACTGCACCAGTGCCTGGTTGACTTGTTCGATGTCGGTACTCATGCGGTGATCCTGTAGTTTTCGACCTGGTTGGTGATGGCCGCCATCTCGGCGAGGAACTCATCGACCTCGGCCGCGATGGTGGCGATATAGGTCTCGTCACGCTGGACGCGGGTGACGAACAGCGGGAGACCGGGCCAATAGCTCACAAAGTCCACCCACTGCCGGCCGCTGATCCAGAGCTGGCCTTGCACCTGCGCGACGTGCTCGGGCGGCAGGCGGTTGGCGAGCAGCACCTCGATCTGTAGATGGGCCAGCTTGGTCTTGATCTCGACCAACCCGTCGGCGCCGATCAGACTGTCCGGGCTCGCGCCGGCGTTGCCACGGCGCATGAACCCGACCTGCTGCGGCTCGACGCCGCGCACCATGGCGTACAGGTCGCGCGCCTCGGCCTCCATTGCCTTGCCGCGCTCCATGTGCGTATTCGTGTAGCTTTCCATCGGCTGCCCGGTCAGGCGCTCGCCGATGAGCTTCAGCATGTACGTGCGCCGCGTTTTCGACTCGCCGCCGCCGCGGCCCTTCCCCATGACCGTCGCGAACTCGCTCGCGGTCGGGATGCCGGCTCGCGCGGCGTACCATTCGGGCGTGCCCTGCTCGCAGTCGTAGATTTGCAGGTTCATCACTTCGCCCTCTTGCTTTCCAGCGCCGCGATAGCCTTGCGGTACTGCGCTGCCGGGATGTCGGCGATCGTCTCGACCTTGAGCCAGCCGAGGAACTTCCCGCGATCGACGCCGACCTCCTCGATCAGCGCCTGCAGATCGGCCGCCTGCTCGGCGGTGATCGTCGCAACCGACGCCCCGGCGCCGCGCCCGTCGTCGTCCATGTCGCGCGCCGCCAGCCCGGTGATGGCGAGCAGGGTGTAGCGCTGCAGGTACGTCACCGCGGATGCGATCGCCTGGATGGCGTTTTTCTGCCCGCTGGTGTCGGCGGGGGCGGTCATCGACACGCGCTCGCTGTGTCCTTGATCGTGGGTCAGCACGCAGCGCACGGTGATGAGGCCGCTATCCTGCGATACATCCCAGCGGTGAGAAATGCCGACCGCGGCGAGGCCGGTGGTCGCGGCGGCGCACACGTCGGCGAGTGTCGCATGATCGTATTCGGTGGTGCCTTTCGATGTCGTAAAAGCCACGTGCTTGTTTTTTCGCAGCTCCGGCGGGTTCGACTTGAACCGCGCCATCGCGGCGACGTATGCCTTGCGCGCCTCGTTGGCCTCCCATCGCTGTTGCAGGTCCATCAACTGCTGCAGCCGATCCAAATCGGCGCCGCGTTCCATCGCGAGCTGCAGCATCTGCATCGGCGTGACGACGGGCGCTTCCTGCGCCACGACGCGGCCGGCGGCGGCCGCCACAATCTCCTGCTTGGCGGTACTCATGTCCGTTCTCCTCTCAGCGCCACCAGAGCGGCGCGCAATGCGTTGAAAGACTCCACCGGCACCGCCATGACAGCGCGCCCGCCCGTGGTTTTCGCCGGCAGCACGTCGCCGCGCACCAGCGCCTCGGCGGCGTCGAGCGCGGCCACGGCCAGGACGATGGTCTCGGCGCGCCAGTCAGGGGCGGTCATACGCCACCCGTCAAATGCAGCCAGCCCAGAATCGTCAGCTCGGCGAGGATCAGCCCGGCGACGAAAGACACCCAGCAATCCCAGTCGCGGTCAGGCTGCTTGCGCATGGCGTGTGTCCTTCAGTTTGGCGAGCGCGGCCAGCAGCAGCGCGGCGCGGCTGGCGTGGCGCTCGCGCTGCTCGGCGGTGACAGACTTGTCGCGGGCCGCGGCGCGCGCCGCCAGCGCGCACTCAAGCAGCGCCGAGCCCGCCTCGATCAATTCATCATCGGTGAGTGTCACGATATTTCCCCCGTCTCCCGCAGCCGTTCCAGCTCGCGTATAGCGGCGTTGCCGAATGCGTGGGTGAAAGTGCCGGCCGTCGATTGATCCCGCTGCGCGATCAGGCGGCGGCGCGCATCGGCGTAGCTGCCGGCAGCCATATAGATCCGCAGCGCGTGCTCGCGATATACGGATTGCTCGTGGCTCGACGAGTTCACTGGGCCAGCTCCGCGGCGCGCGCGAGCATCAGCGTCGGTATCGCGGGTGTTCATGACACAAGCCTCGGGGCGGCAATCTGGCGGGCCTCCGCGTGGAGCTTGGCGATGATCGCCTCGCCCTCGCGCATATAGCGCTCGTGCTGCGCCCGGCCGCGCTCGGTCAGGTCGGACTGGCGAAGCAACTGCCCCAGGCTCTTGATGTGGTAATTGGTGAGCGCGCAGAGCGTGGCGATCTCGTCCTCGGTGAACCGGCTCATGCGATCCTCCTTGCGGTCGTGGTCACGATGTCGGTGATGGTTTCGGTGAGCCGTGCGCGCACGGCATCGCGGGCTGCGGCCTTCTCGGCGGCCTCGCACTCCGGGCAGGTCTGACCGGCGGCGGTCAGACCGTTGTTCATCAGCCGCCAACACGACCAGCAGCGAAAAAGCTCGTCGCGATCCTCGTCGGGTGGGGTGTCGTAGATGATCGTCATGTCGTCTCTCCTTGAGTTCGCGCCACGGGGAGAAAGGCCGGGCCAGCCAATGCGTTTCGTCTCCCCTCGCCGCCGCCCGGTGCCACCCCCGGCATCAGGGGCGGGCGGCGGGCATGGGGAGAGACTAGCAACCTGCTATATCTCAGTCAATAGCAAGTTGCTATTTCTTGAGCAAAGCCGCACCCGCGGCGGAGGAAGGCCGATGTCAGGGGTTTATGGGATGGAAGTCGAGGGGCGGGGGCTGGCGCGAGGGCTGTGGGGATGCTTATTTTGCAGGGGCGGGCTCGCTTATCACTTCGTACTCATCCGGTTCCCAGATGGGGTCCTGCTGCAATGGGGTGGGAGAGGAATTTGACATGTTGCGGAAGCTATCCAGCGGGGAGCGTGGATTGGCTTTCTGGCATGTCACGATGATCTGTTCAGCAACACTGTCAAGAACGCATGGCTCGATTTCACCAGTGATTCGATCGAGCTTCAAGTAAAGCGGGTTATGGTCGTAGATTTCGTATCGTGGCAGGGTCAGGCGCGCGACCGCCACGATCAGGGCGCCGCCAATCGCAGCGACCAACAGCCAACGTAAGGCAGGGTGGCGTCGTGCGGCAGTGTTCACGACTTCCCCGCCGGCGTTTTCCGCCGCTCCAGCGCCTTGCGGTGATTCTCGGCCTCCAGGTTGATCGCCCGCGGGTCGCTGGCCGTAATGGCCGACTCGATGAGGAACAGCAGGGCCTTTTGCACGGATAGGTCGAGCCGCTTCGCCTTCTGGCCGATCAGGTCGTGGATCTGCGGGGCGTGCTGCTTGGGTGGTAGAGCAGCCGCCGATGCGCTGGTTTTGGTTTCTTCTGGCAGCCATTGGTCCATCCACCCATCCGGCTTATCGGTCGCGGTTTCAAGCTTCTCGCAGAACTTGCGAGCGATGCCGTTGCGCGAATTCAAAAGCTGGCTGATGTATGCGTCAGCAGTGCCGACCTTGGAGGCGAGCCTGGCCTGGGTGCCCATTTCCTCGATGAGGATTTGGAGCCGCTTGCGCTGACGGGCCGTCCGGTTCATGCGGTTCATTTTGCAACCCCGTAGCAATCTGCTACATGAGCAACACGCTATTGACCATCCAATAGCAAGTTGCTAGTGTCTGCCCCGTATGGATTTAGGAACCTTCACGGAAAAGCTGGCGCCCGAGGAAAAGGAGCGTTTCTGCCGGTTGGCGGGGACGAACCGTGCCTATCTGTCTCAGTTGGTGCATGGGCACCGAATGGCGAGCCCGAAAAAGGCTCGCGCCCTGGTAAGGGCCAGCCAGCGCATGTTCCCGTCGGATCGGTCGGCTTGGCTGACCTTGAGTGGCGTGCGACCGGACCTTTGGGAGAAGGCTGCGGCCGCATAACCCGCCGCCCGCGTTGGTGCGCGGGCGAAGGATTTTCGACCCCGAGCTTTACCGGCTCGGGTTTTTTGGGGCAACTCGGGGCGACATAAGACGCCACGGGTGCAGGGTAAAAGTTAAGCCGCTGGCGTTATGTCGCGGCGTGTGCGCAGCAGGGCAGGGATGAGGCGGTGCTGGGGACAGCCAGTGGGTTTCTGCGATTGGCGCCCGCCGCAATGCGGCTGCGGCGCGCGCTCAACAGGCTCTGGATCCCACGCCCGAAACCGGCGCCGGCGCTCATCGAGCGCGGCGGCTGCGTCTGGCCGGCGCCTCACGTCGTCGTCAATCCGGGTGAGGACAGCCGTGCAGCCTGACCTGTTCGCCGACCGCCCGCGCGCCCGCGTCTCGGATCCCGAGACCAGCCACAAGGCCGCGGCCCGCATCAAGGCGAGCGGCGCGCTCGGCCGCCAGCAGGGCATCGTCAAGGCATACGTGGAGGAGTTTCCGGGGCGCACCTCGGCAGAACTGGCCTATGAAATGGCGCTGGCTCGTGATGGCGATGGCGCGCACTGGCACAAGTACCGGGCGATGGTTGCCAGGCGCTTGCCGGAACTATCCCCAATCCATATCCGCAAGGGCGAGGCCATGGTGTGCGATGTGACCGGCGCCGAGTCACTGACCTGGTGGCCCCGCTGATGGGGCGCGAAGCCTACATGCCGCTTTTCTTCGGCGATTTTCTCGCCGCCACCGCTGAGTGGCTGGGCGAGGAGCGGGCGCTGTATCTGCTGCTGCTCGGGTATCAGTGGTCGCTCGGCTCGCTGCCCGCCGACCCGGAGAAGCTCTGCCGGCTGGTGAGCTGGGACCGGAAGCTATTCCTCAAGCATTGGCCGATGGTCGCCACGAAATTCCAGGCGCGTGATGGACGGCTGGTGAACGACCGGCTTGAGCAGCATCGGGCACGGGCCGAGGAGATCTCGGCGAAGCGGGCTGCGGCGGGAGCAAAAGGAGGGCAAAAGACAAAGCAAATGCCTGACCGTTTGCCGGAGCAAACGGAAAGCAATTGCTTAGCAAATGCTTTCGGTTTGCTAGGCCATCCATCCAATCCATCCAATCCATCCAAGAAAGACTCTCCAGAAAGATCTCTAAAACCCTTGGGGGGGGAGGTCGGATTAACGCCCGAAACGGGCGCAGCTCGCGCTGCTCCCGCCCCCACGAACGGGGCTACGCCGAAGGGGAAACGCCCCCGCCGCGGCAATCTCGCGCATTTCGTCCCCGAGGACTGGCAGCTCGATCGCGCCGATTACGACTGGGCACTGGAGCAGGGCTATACCGCGGAGTTCGTGCGCCGCGAGACCGAGCGATTCGTCGATCACGAGTTCGCCTCACCGCGCTCGGACTGGACCCGAGCTTGGCGAAACTGGATCACCCGAGACCCACCAGGAGGCCGACATGGCACGCCGCAGAAGCGCACTGCCTGACGGGCTCGTGGCTGTCGCCAGCGCTGCCACATGCAGTATCTGCGACGGGCCGAGCCCACCAGCGTTCCGATGCCCCACTTGCCCGAAGCGCGAGACCCAGCGAATCCCCGTGTTCGACCACGGCTGGGGCCGCGTCACCAACGACGACCAGGCGCTCGCCCGTGTCATGCTCCGCAACGCCCGCGCGGCGCGCGCACTCTCCCAGCTCCACGAATCGCATCCGGCTTACCCGGAAACCGATCGCGAATCCATCCGCGCCGGCATCGAGCTGATGGTGTTCCGGGCGCAACGCAACGGCCATCCAATGCCCGAGGCGACGCTGCAATGGCTGCGCGAAAACGACCCAGCAGCCGCTGCCAGGCTCGGGCTGGCGGTGAAGAAAACCGAAACCGGGCAGTCCCCCCGTACATGACCGTGAACCGCCGCATTCGCCTGCCGCTGGCCGAGCAGTGTCGCGCGTTCGACTTGCCCGAGCCGGTGGCCGAGTACCGATTCGCCGAGGAGCGGCGGTTCCGGTTTGACTGGGCTTGGCCGGAGCGGCGCATCGCGGTCGAGGAGGATGGCGGGATCTGGATCCGCGGCCGGCATAACCACCCGGCCGGCTACCTGCGCGACATGGAGAAGCTCAATCTCGCCGCCGAGCTGGGTTGGCGGGTGCTGCGCTACGAAACCGGCCGGGTCGATATTGCCCAGCTCGCGCGGGTGCTCGCCGCGTGAAGGCCACCAAGATCGACACGCCGGCCGTGTCAGCACCAGCACCAGCACCAGCACCAGCACCAGCGCAAGCCGCCGTATCGTCCGCCACCGACCGCCGAGCAGGCCGAGATCGCGCGCCTGCGCCACGAGATCGAGATTACCCGGCTGGTGGCCTCGGTCCTCCTGCACGCGCTGGCGCACGGCTACTCCACGCCGGAAACGATGGCCGATCGCCGCCGGGCGCAACAGATTCTGCGCGAGCACGGTTATCGGGAGATCCCGCTGTCGTGACGGACCCGGAGCCGGACGGCAAGCACGAGCAGTCCTGCGGTCACGCGGCGACCGAATCGCGCGAAGATGGTGGCTGGCACGCGGCTGGGTGCGTAGTGTGCGGTGAGCCGTTCCGGCGCCGTCGCCGCGCTTCGGTAGTGTGCGGCGATCGCTGCCGAACCAGGTTGATTTACTGGCGCCGGCGCGGCCCGGTGCGGTTACGGGTGCGGATCGTGCTGCTGCGTGAGCAGATCGCGGAATTGGAGCGTGTCACGATGTTTTTTCGCGGGGCATCGACGTGAGCCAGGCGGCGATCATTATCGTCCGGCGCGGCGTGCAGGAGTACCGGGCGCGGTTCACCGAGCGGGAGACGCGGTTGGTCGGGTTCGACTGGACTCGGGTGCTGCAACCGGGCGATCAAATTGCGGCCGCGAACTGGGCCGCCGACGACGCGGCGCTGACCGTCACCGTCGATGATGTGACCACTGGCAAAACCGCCGCCTTTGTGTCGGGCTTAGGCGCCGGGCGCCGCTACCGGATCACCAACACGATCGAGACCACGGCCGGGGAGACCCGGCAGGCCGTCATCGCCGTGGACGTGCTCCACGCCGAGGCCGCAGGGGCGCAGTGGACCAGTGCGCCGGTAGCGTTGGAGTGGGATGACGGAGAAGCCCTGCTGTGGGATGACTCCGAGGAAATCGAGTACACGTAAGGGGGCAGCTATGGGCCGGCAGATCAAGGATGCGACGACCACTAAGACCGATGCCGATCTGGCAGATACCGATTTTTTTCCGGGGCAGGAGGCTGCCGGCGGCTCGGGCTCGTCGTTCAACATCGCCGGATCCTCGCTCGCCGCCTGGTTCGCGGCTAACATGCCAGCCGCGTCGATCGCCTACGCCAAAATTGCGGACATGGCGACCAATAAACTGCTCGGCCGCGCCAGCGCCGGCAGCGGCGTCATCGAGGAAATCGACCTGACGCCAGCCGGCCGTGCGCTGCTCGACGATGTTGACGCCAGCGCGCAACGGACCACGCTCGGGCTCGGCACGGCGGCGACCGCCAACACGTCGGCGTTCGATGCCGCGGGCACCGCGTCCACCGCTGTCGCGAATCACGTGGCGGCAGGCGATCCGCATACCGGCTATCAGCTCGAAAGCGAAAAGAATGCCAACAACGGATATTGCGGCCTGAACGCAAGCGGGTTGGTAACACTCGCGCGCGGCGGAACCGGGCTCGCTCTCACGCTAGGGGCCGGTGAACTCGACAAGTCGTTAATCGTGTGGGAACCGTTCCCCGGCACGTATGCGTTCAACTTGCAGAAGGTTGCGCCCGTTCATACCACCTTTTCCGCATCCGATGTATTGCTGGGCCGGGAAAGCTCGGGCGCGGGTGACGGGGAGGAAATCATATGCACCGCAGCCGGTCGCGCGCTGCTCGACGACGCGAACGCCGCTGCCCAGCGCACCACGCTTTCGGTGCCGGACACCGAAACCGGCACCTGGACGCCGACGACCTACGTAGGATTTAGCGCAGATCCGGCGTATGCGTTTACCTGGGAGAGGCACGGCAACCGGGTCACGCTTCGGGCCACAACTGGCGGCAATGGCACCAGCAACGCAGACACTTTTTCTTTCTCTGGCTCGATGCCAGCGGCAATTACGCCGGCGGGAAAACGCATGGCGATGTGTGTCGCAATACGTGAGCAGACCATCGGCGGCCTGGATCTGGCAGTCGAAAACCCGGCCAAAGCCATCATCCATAGCAGCGGCAAAATCGCGCTGCACGCTGAAGCGCTTTCGGATAGCGGGCTGATGCACTTCGCCGCGGAAGCGGCGAAGGGCGATGGCAGCGGATTCTCAACGGTCGGCGCCAACGCCAAGGGCATTCCGGGGTATTGGCAGATCACTTATTTGCTGTAAGCAAGCATGAGCGGGTTCAGCATCAGCATCAGCGGCGGCAACGCCAGCGGCGGCGGCGGCGCATCAGTCGATGCGCTGGCGCTGCCGGAACCGCTGACGGTGCAATACACCGCCAGCGGTATCGGTAGAAACGGGGCTTACGCATCGACAAGTGGGGTGATTGTCAGTGCTCCCACCACGTTAGACGGCTCATTGCCGCAATCACCGTATGGCGACGACACCAACTGGTGCATCGGGTTGCCGGCCACAACGGCCGCGATGGACCTGTTGCGCAATAGCTACGTTTCATCCGCCACGCTGTCGCTCGACATCGTAACGTGCGGCGCGTCCTTTGCCGGTGCGAAGGTGTACGGCAAGAAAGTTGACCAGGCAACGGCTCAGGTGGCGCCGTCGGACGGTATTGATGCCTGGATCTCCGCCGGCAAGCTCACGACTCAATACACCCAGCTCAATACCGCGAATTGTCTGGCGGGGCAAACTTGCGTGTTCGATATCACGGCGATCATTCGGGAGATGGTGCTGTCGCCCGAATGGGATGAGACCGACCATCCCATTACGCTGGTGGTGGTGCCGGACGGGACGAATCCAACATTTAATCCGGCGTTCGACATGAGCTGGGCTCGACACAACGGAACGAGCTGGCGGCAATTCATCACGGTCAGCGCTGTGCAGAACGCGGCCAGTTACGAAACCGCGCCGCTGATCGACTCGACCTATAAAGTGCTTTACGCGCCGGTGTCGGCGACTGATGTTACGCGGGCCGATTCTCACGACCGCTGGCGTGTGGTGGTCGGGGATTCGCTCGGCGCGTATTACGAGAGCATCATGGAAGGCACGCTGGCAGCGGGCAGCGGTGGCACGACCACGATTAACACCTTCGGCCCATCTGGCGGGGCTCCTGATTATGCGATCGGCACCACTACCGCGATTGTTGAGCAGCCAGTGGATCGTTGGCCGGGCGACGACCCGTGGCTGTTGATGTTCGGCGAATACCAGCCAGTGACAGGATGGGGCGGCCCGAGCGGCCATCAAGGTGATTTTACCAGCCGGTCATATCTGATCGGCGTTGTTATGGGCTGGAACACGGGCGACCAGTTTGACAACTTGATGGACACTTATGGGGGCGTGCCGGGTAACTGGGAGCATTCGTTGTCAGTCGGGGCAGGGGCCAGCATCACGGTTACACTGCGGACAGGTGATCCAGGCGTTGGCGAATACGTCTACAGCTACAGCGGCCTGCCGGCCGCTGGGGCCGGTCGGACCTTGGGATTGTTTCAGATGTGGGATCACAACCTGCGACTGTGGGGCACCCATGCGATCGTTCACGATGCGGCCGGCGCGGTGCTGTTCGACGAAACGCATTACAGCTCCGCCGGCGTGGTCCGCACGGCGCAATTGCCCAAATTCCTCGGGTTCCGGTGGGGCATCAGCGCGATGTACGGTTACGTGATGCTTGAATTTCCTGGCAAAAGTATTTTGGCGTCGTGGGAGTCGCTGGCCGACCACATGACAGGGCTGTGGCGCAACGGCATAAAGTCAATCGACCCGAGGCTGATGCAGTGAACGCCCGCGACGGCAGCTATGTCGCCGAGATCTACGGCACGCTGCGCGCCGTTAACGCGCGCCGCCTGGTGTGCAGCCGGCAGACGTTCACCGACTTTTTGGAATATCCCATGATCATCGCCGGCCCGTGGGAGTGGACCATCGCGGACGCCACACCATACGGCCGCTGCCGGATCATCGGCCCGGAAGGCGCGAGGATCGGCGATATGACGCTGTCCACTCTGGCGGTGGCGCACTGACATGGGCGAAGCCTACAAGAAGCTCACCGACAAGCAGCGGCGTTTCGTCGATCACTACGTCGTCCACCTGCGGGTCGGCGAGGCCGCGCGGGCGGCCGGCTACGGGCCGGGGCGGCCCGATGTGGCGGGGTCCAAGCTGATGGCGCGGGAGCGCGTGCGGGCCGCCATCGAGGAGTGCATGAGGCGGCAGCGCGAAGAAACGGCTTTATCCGAGGCGTGGGTGCTGGATCGGCTGCGGATTGTGGTCGATCGGTGCCTGCAGGCCGAGCCTGCGCGAGACCGGCGCGGCGAGCCGACCGGGCAATACCAGTTCGATGCGGCCGGCGCCAACCGTGCGCTCGAGCTGATCGGCCGGCACTTCGCGATGTTCACCGATAACGTCAATCTGCGGGATCTGGATGGCCTGACCGATGAGGAGCTTGACCAGCGTATCGCCGAGCAGCAGCGCGAAGCGGGAATACCTGCGGTTACTCACTGAGAAGCGCCGCCGTGCTCGACTCAAGAAGCTCTGGACCTATTACCCGGACGCCGGGCCGTTGCGGCGCGAGCTGTACGGAAAACACATGGAGTTTTTCCGCCGCGGCCTCGACTACGAGGAGCGCTGTATGCTCGCCGCCAACCGCGTCGGCAAGACCGAATCCGTGGGCGGTTACGAGCTTACCCTGCACCTCACCGGGCTTTATCCCGAATGGTGGCCGGGCTTCAGGTTCCACAGGCCGATCCGCGCATGGGCCGCCGGCGATACCGGGCAGACGACGCGCGACATCATTCAGGGAAAACTGCTCGGCCCCCCCGACGATCGCGGCGCGGGCCTCATCCCCGGCGCCTGTCTCGGGCGGACGCGGCCGAAGTCCGGTATCGCCGACGCCATCGACACGGCGCAGGTGCGCCACGTGTCGGGCGGCTGGTCGCGCCTCGGCTTCAAGTCTTACGACCAGGGCCGCCGCGCGTTCCAGGGCGTCGAGCAGGATGTCATATGGCTGGACGAGGAACCGCCGTTCGACGTGTACAACGAATGCCTTATCCGCACTGCTGCGACCACGCCGGGCGTGCGCGGCGGCATGATTCTCTGTACCTTCACCGCGCTTGAAGGGCTGTCGGAGACGGTCCTGTACTTCATGCCCGGCGGCGAACTGCCGGGAGACGCGCCACCGTGAGCCGATCCGTGGTGATGGTGGGTTGGGATGACGTGCCGCATCTGAGCGAGGCGGAAAAGGCGCGGCTGCTCGCAGCGACGCCGCCCTATTTGCGCGATGCCCGGTCCAAGGGGATCCCCCGCATCGGCGCCGGCGCCATCTACCCGGTGGCGCTCGATGAGGCGGTGTGCGACGACTTCGCGCTGCCGGGCCACTGGCCCCGAGGCTACGGGCTCGATGTCGGGTGGCGCAGCACGGCGGCAGCTTGGGGCGCGTGGGATCGCGATAACGACATCATCTACTGCTTCCGCGAATACAAGCGCGGCGAGGCCGAGCCGGCGGTGCACACGGCGGCGATCAAGGCGCCCGGCGCGGAGCTGATGGGCGCGATTGATCCGGCGTCACGCGGGCGCAGCCAGGTGGACGGCAAAACCCTGATGCGCGAATACGAGGACTGCGGGCTGCGGCTGGCCAAGGCGAAGAATGCCGTCGAGGCAGGCTTGTTCGAGGTCTACAACCGGCTGACAACCGGCCGGCTGAAGATCTTTCGCTCGCTGACAATGATGCAGGCCGAGCTGCGCCTGTACCGGCGCGACGACCATGGTCGCGTGGTGAAGGAAAACGATCATCTGATGGACGCGCTGCGCTACCTGGTCGCCACCCGAGAGGATGTGCTCGTGTGGCTGCCGGAGACACGCCCGGCGCACCGCAAGGGCCGACAGGCAGGTGAGGGATCATGGATGTCGATATGACCGTTGATCGCGGCGAGGACACCCGCGACGAGAAGGCAGAGCACGCGGATCTGGTCGCCGAAGCGCGCGAGCAGGCCCGCGAGGCCGAATCGGTGTGGAGCGAGCTGTACGACGCCCACGCGAAAGACACCGAATTTCGCGCCGGCCGGACGCAGTGGCCGGAAAGCGTGCGCCAGGACCGCGGCACCGATCGGGTCGAGCTGACGATCAACCAACTGCCGAAGTTTGAGCGGCAGGTGCTCGGCGACGGCAAGCAGAACCGGCTGCAGATCAAAGTCCGTCCAATCGAGGCGAACGCCGTCACGGTGGCGCTGAAAAACGTCGCCGGCACGCAGGACTACACGTACGCCGCCGTGATGGAGGGCATCATCAGGAACATCGAGGCGACCTCACGCGCCGAACGCGCCTACGACAAAGCGTTGGAGCATTGCGTGCGTGGCGGGTTCGGCTGGCTGCGGGTGGTCAAGCGATACGCGCGCCCGGACGGGTTCGAGCAGGAGCTGTGCATCCAGGCAGTGCGAAACCCGTGCTCGGTGATGGTCGATCCGGTCGGGATGTTCGACAACGAACCGGATTTCTCGGCCGCCAGTTATGCGTTCATCTACGTGGATCTGCCGAGGCGCGCCGCAGAAAAACGCTGGAAGAATGTCACCGATATTGATTCCCTGCCGGAAGCCTCGCGGCCATTCTGGGCGCCGGGCGATTCGGTCAGGGTGGCAGAGTATTTCCGCGTCGATGTGGAGAACGCAATCTATGTGCAGCTGACCGATGGGCGGGTAATGACTCTCGGCGACTACCGGCAGGTGCAGACGGAGCTCGAGGCGGCTGGCGTCGGGATCCACCGCGATCGACGCGGCCACGAGCGCAACGTGCGCTGGGCGCTGATCGACGGCGGCGGGGTGCTCGACGGTCCCTATCCGTGGGACGGCGGCTATATCCCGCTGGCGCCCGTGCTCGGCCCCGAGCTGATCGTCGATGGCCGGGTGGTTTACGAGTCGCTGTTCCGCCACAGTCACGACGCGCAGCGGTCTTACAACTACTGGCGCTCGGCCGCCACCGAGGCCGTGGCGCTGGCGCCGAAAGCCCCGTGGTTGGCCGATGCGCAGTCAATCGCGGGATTCGAGTCCGACTATACCGCCGCCAGCGAAGGCCCCCGGACGCTGCTGAAGTACCGCGCACGCGAAGGCGTGCCACCGCCGCAGCGGGTGTCGATGGCCGGCAACCCGGCTGCCGAGATCGCCCAAGCGCTGCACGCCAACGACGACATCAAAAACACGATTGGTATGTATGACGCATCGCTCGGGGCGCGCAGCAACGAGAGCAGCGGCAGAGCGATCCTCGCACGTCAGCGCGAGGGCGATGTGGGGACGTTCGAGTGGCACGACGCACTCGCCAAGGCCGTCGAGCACGTCGGGCGCATCCTGGTCGATATGGTTCCGGCGGTCTATGACACCGACCGGGTGGTGCGCGTCAAGACTGCCAAGGATGCCGAGGACTTCGTGCGCATCAACTACCAGACCCAGGGCGAGGACGGGGCGCCCGTCAAGGCGGACCTCGGCGCTCAGCGTTACGACGTGGCCGTTACCACCGGCCCGTCGATGACCACGCAGCGCATGGAGGCCGCGCAGTCGCTGATGGACCTCATGGGCACACTCGCGCAGGCGGCTCCGCAGGCCGTCGTCGGCGTCATGGACAAGGTCGTGCAAAACATGGACTGGCCCGGCGCCGACGAGATAGCCAAGCGGTTGCGCAAGATGGTGCCGCCGCAGCTCCTTGAGGCGTCCGAGCGCGCCGAGCTGGCCCAGCAGTCCGATGGCGAGGCCGGATCGGACCCGCAGGCCGAGGCTGCCCAGGCGCAGGCCGCAGCCGCCGAGCAGGCGCAGCGGATCGAGCTGGAAGCGCGCATGAAGGAAGCGACCGCGAAGCTCATGGAGGCCGAGGCCAAGCTCGCCGAGGCGCAGGCAGTGGCGCCCGAGCAGGTGCGCGAGATGATTGCCGAAGCGCTCGCCGAGGTGCTGGCCGCCGCCAGGGCTGGAAACGCGAGTATCCCTGCGTAATGACGGTTTTTGGTTGAACGGGGACAGAGAGAATGACACAGTCAACGCGACAGGAAGAAGGCGCGGAGTTTGCTGAATCGGTCGCCGTGACCGAGGAGGAAACCGGGGACTCTACCCGCGATCCGTTGCCCGACACGGTGGCGAACCCTGACGCATCCATACAGGGCCGGGAGAAGGCGCCCGCCGACAAGGCTGACTCCAAGGCCAGGTCGAAAGGATCCGACGAACCCGCTTCGGGCGATGACAGCGCCGAACACGAGCCGGATGCCGGTGCTCGGCGGGGCAAGCCCCCGCAAATGCGCATCAATACCCTCACGCGACGATTGCGCGAGACGGAACAGGAGACCGCGTACCTGCGGGGCCGTCTCGAAGCACTGGAAGGCAAGGGGCAACCCGCGCCGACCGGGGGCACTGAGGCAGGTAAGGACGACGGCCGCCCGAAGATAGACGATTACGACTCTGTCGAAGATTTCGCGGACGCCCTGACCGACTGGAAGCTCACGCAGCACCAGGCGGCCAGCCAGGAGCAGAAGGGCTCCACGGCGAGCACCCCGCGCGATGCCGGCCAACCCCGGCAGCCCACCGACGCAGAGACAAAATCCTATCTGGCAGCCGCCGCGAAGTACCCCGATCTCGACGAGGTGCTGTTCGATCCTGAACTGCCGTGGACGAGGCACATGGCTGATGCCGTGAGCGAGGAGGCCGATGCAGCCGAGCTGCTGTATCTGCTGGGGCAAAACCCCGCCGAGCTGGACCGCGTCGCCAGGCTGTCGCCGAAAGCCCAAGAGCGTGAGGTCTGGCGGTTCGTGGACAAGACGCGCGCCGAGCGAGCGGCGGCCAGCCAATCCCCTGCCGGAGCGCAGGACGGCGAGGCCGACGATGAGCACGACGCAGCCCCACGAGCCAAGGCGCAACCTGGGTCGCGAGTGTCCAAGGCGGCGCCGGTGCCGGGCCAGATTCCGGGCGGTCGCTCTGGCGCTGGTTCCCGTCGGCTCGAAGATCTGAGCGACGAGGAATACATCGAGGAGATGAACCGCAGGGAAGCAGCCAGGAGGCGCCGCGCATGATCTGACGCCCGCGGCCCGCAAGCTCAAAGGAGCATCGGGCCATGGCTGATACACTGCTTACTCCAACGGTCATCGCGAAGGAAAGCCTTCGCATCCTGACCAACAACCTGGTGGCGGGCTCGCTCGTTCATCGGGAGTATAAGAACGAGTTCGTCAAGGTGGGCAACACCTTGACGATCCGCAAGCCGGTCAAGTTCGCGGCGTCGGATGGCGCGACTCGCGTCAATCAGGACGTGACCGAGAACTCGACCAGCATCGTCGTCAACAAGCGCAAACACGTCTCTTGGGATTTCTCATCGAGCGATCTAACGCTGACCATCGAGAAATACTCCGAGCGCTACATCCAGCCGGCAATGGAAGTGCTGGCCGATCAGGTCGATGTCGATCTGCTCGCCGAGGCGGTCAACGTCCACAACGCTGTCGGCACGCCGGGCACGACTCCGAACGCCTACAGCATTCTCGGCGATGCGGCCGCCAAGCTCGACAACGAGGCCGCTCCGTCGATGAACCGCTCGACGGTGTTCAACCCGGCGGCAAACTGGGCGACTGCTGACGCGCTGAAGGGCCTGCTCAACCCGTCGATGAATCAGGACTTCGTGCGCAAGGGCTCACTTGGCCGCATTGCAAACTCCGAGGTCTACTCGACGCAAAACGTTTCGCGTATCACCACGGGCGCACGCGGCGGCACGCCGCTCGTCAATGGCGGGTCGCAAACCGGCTCCTCGCTGGTGACTGATGGCTGGTCCAACAGCATTACCGGCGTCGTGAAGGCGGGCGATATCATCACCCTGGGCAGCACTCCGGCGAACACTGTCTATGCCGTCAACCCGGTCAACAAGCAGAGCACCGGGCAGGCGCGGCAGTTCGTGGTCACGGCCGACGCCAACTCCAACGGCTCGGGCCAGGCGACGATTTCCATTTCGCCGGCTATCACTACCTCCACGGCGTACCAGACCGTCAACGCCAGCCCGGCGGATAACCTGCCTATCGCACTGATGGGTTCGGCCTCGACGGCCTACCCGGCGAATCTCATGTTCCACCGCGATGCGTTCGCGCTGGTCATGTGCCCGCTGGAACTGCCGAAGGGGGCGGCGTTCAAGGCCCGCGCCTCGGCGCATGGCGTGAGCGTGCGCATCATCAATGACTACGATGTCGATGACGACCTCGACATCATCCGGCTCGACATCCTGTACGGCACCAAGACGCTGTACCCGGAACTCGCCTGCCGGATCTTCGGCTGATAGCCGACACCATCCCCGGCGGCCGCACGAATCGCGGCCGCCGGGTTTCCGAAGCGACAACAGGAGGAACCATGACCAGGCCAACCGCAACGCTGGCGGAACTGCGCCGCAAGCCGGAATCATCCCTGACCCCAGAGGAGCGCCTGCAACTATTCGGCGACCCCGGCCCGCCGATGGTGGCGCTGTACGCGCGCAAGGTCGTCAACGGCGCCGACGTGATCGTGACCCGCACCTTCGCGGCGAGCGACAACCCCGGCAAGGAGTGGGTCGATAGTCCGGCCAAGCTCGGCGCGCCGGATTCGGCGCCATCCACCATCGTCAACGGTGTGGACACGACCGAGACCATTATCGCGCCGGCGCCGCCCGCCCGACCGAAGGCCGCAGCGTAAGGACTGCGCCAAGTGGCAACGGCACGCGCCATTATCACCAGGGCTTTCCAGAAGGCCCACGTCACGGCACGCGGCGAGACCCCGGCGACCGAGCAGATGGACGCCGGGCTCGACACGTTCAATGATCTGCTCGAAGAATGGCGCGACAACGGTGTCGATCTCGGCATCGGGCCATACGCGATCGACGACGAGGTCAATGTGGATGGTGGCGCCATGCGCGCCATCGTCTACAACCTTGCCGTGGAACTCGGCAACGACGAGCACGCCGCCATCCCAGGCGCCACCGCAGCCATTGCCGAGCGATCGTGGGACCGGCTGGTGGCGCGCGAGATGGGGCCGGAAGTCCCGCGATTCTCGCCGATGCTCACGCGCCGCGGTGCGTTCGACTTCGACGGCGGCTGACCGAAGTGCCCAAGCGCATCCCTGTCCCCCTTGGCCTGTCGTCCTGGGAGTCACGCCACGCACAGGCGTCGGCCACGCGCTGCGTGAATATGCACGCGGAGATCCAGCCGCCGGGCTCCAAGGCGCCGGCGCCGCTGTTCCGGGACGAAGGCATCTACGTGCTGCTGTTCACCGGCGGCGCCGCCATTCGCGGCATGAAGAACATGGGCGGCGTGCTTCATGTCGTGTGGGCAACGACGCTCTACAGCGTTGACAGCGGCGGGCTGTTCACGAGCCTCGGCACGATCGCCGGCAGCGGGCGCGTGTCGATGGCCCACAACGGCGTCGAGCTGGTCATTATCAACTCGGCCGGCACCGGCTACGTGTGGGATGGGGCGACGCTGGCGACCATCACGGACCCGGATTTTCAGGCCGCCGCATGGGTGGAGTTCTTCGACCAGTTTATGGTTTACGGATTCCTCGACGGCTCTGGGTTCGGCATCAGCGCGCTCGCGGACGCGACATCTTATGACGCGCTCGATGTGGCGACCCCGGAAGCCAATCCCGATTCGCTGGTGGCCGGCGTCCGCGACCATCGCGACCTGATCCTGTTCGGCACCGAATCGACCGAACTGTGGTACAACTCGGGGCTGGCCGATTTTCCGTTCGAGCGCGCGCCGGGTGGCGTGCTTGAGGTCGGCTGCGCGGCGCGGCACTCGCCGGCGGTCATCGACAATACGACCTACTGGCTCGCCTCGGAGCGGGGCGGGCGCAGCGTGCGCCGCCTGTCGGGCAACAACCCGATGCGGGTCTCGACGCCGGCAATGGATGACTGGCTCGACACTCTCACCGAAGCACAGGCGAGCGCCGCCGTGGGCATCGCGTGGGCGTTCGGCGGTCATTCGTACTATGCACTGACCGCTGGCGACAAAACATTCCGTTACGACGCATCGACGCAGCTCTGGTCGCAGAAGGTCTCGCCGAGCCGCACCGACTGGCGGGTGACGCACACGGAAGCCTGTTACGGTCGGGTGTTCGTCGGCACTGATAACGGCATCGGCTATTTCAGCCGCGCCGGCCATCAGGAGATGAATCAAGCACTGACATGGGAGACGGTCACGCCGCCGGTCACGCATGCCGGCAAGGTCGTGACCTTCAACGCGCTAGAGATCGAGGTCGATACCGGGGAAGGCCCGGCCGAGGGGTCGGGCAGCGAGCCGACCATCACGCTCGCCTGGTCGGATGACGACGGGCGGACATGGTCGGGCAGCTACAGCCGCGGCATGGGCTTCTCCGGCGACAACCTGACACGCTGCCGCTGGACCAATCTCGGTTCCTCGCGCAATCGCGCTTTCCGGTTCACCGGCTCATCGGCCACCAAAACCGCACTGATACGCGCCTATGCCGATGTGGAGGTGGGGCCGTGAGCGGCGTCGAGCGGGTGCCGCTGCGGGTGCCGGAGCAGTGGGATCCGAAGTGGTTCCGCGATTTCGTGCGGGACGTGCTGGCGCCTGCCGATGCCCGCAACGCGCTCGGCCAGTCCGGCATTACGGTGTCGGGCGGGCCGACCACGCCGGCGGTGATAGAGGGCCTCGGCGCCGTCACAGCCTCGGACACCGATACCATCGACGTGACGGTGGCCTCGCAGGATCTGACGATCGACGCGCGGCTGCAGATGTCGCTCACATCGGACGCGAACGGCATCAAGCTCGCCGGCGACGAAGCCGGCCCAGCGGAGTGGCATTACTACGGCACCGATGGGGCGGCGGCGCGCGGCTGGCATCCGTTGTATCCGACCTTCTGGACGCAGCACGCGGCCGATTACACCCTGACCAGCACCACCAGCGCGCAGCAGTTATTCAACCAGAGCGCCAACGGGCGCGTCACGCTGGCGACCGGGTGTTATGAGTTCGCGCTGTTTCTGTACCTGTTAGATATGTCGGCCACCTCGGGCGCCGCCACGATCGACATCGACGGCGCGGGCACCGCGGTCACGGATCGGTGGGGCTGGGCCTCGTGGGGCATCGACGATTCCTCGCCGCTCAACGCCGCCACGCGCACGGGATCGGCAGCGATCAGCTCGAACCTGCTGGTGGTCGCCCCGACGACCGGCACCGGGATGGTGGTGTCGGCACGCGGTCAGTTTCGGGTGTCGAGCGCCGGCTACATCAGGCCGGCCATTGCGCTCGCCGATGCCGCCGCCGCAAGGGTGGCGGCCGGGAGCTGGTTCGCGGTGCGCCAGATCGGGGAAAGCGGCGACTCATACGTGGGGGCGTGGAGTTGATGGTCACCACCGCGCCGGCGATCAGCGAGCAGGCCAGCGTGGCGGCCGTGCCGACGCTGCAACAGATCCAAAGCTTGGAGGCGGAGCTGTTGCAGTACCCCCAGACCGATCCGCCGATTATTCATCACTTCGCTGCAGGACTCTATGCGCGGGAGATGCGGGTGAGCGCGGGGACCGTGCTGACCGGCAAGATGCACCGGCAGCAGCATATTTGTGTCCTGTCGGCCGGCCGGGTCACCGTATGGACAGAATCCGGGATGCGCACCGTCGAGGCGCCGTTCACCTTCGTCGCTGAGCCCGGCACCAAGCGGGCGATGTACGCGCACACAGATGCGGTGTGGACCACGTTCCACCCAACCACAGAGACCGACCTCGACAGGATCGAGGCTGATGTCATCGTGCCAAACGAACAGATCGAAAATTTCAGGGAGTGCCGGCCATGTCTTGGATTGCAGCAGCGGTAGCCGGAAGCGCCATTATCGGCGGCGCGAGCAGCTTCATTGGCTCGAAAAAGGCAGCCGACGCGAGCAAGGACGCCAACGCGGCGAGCGTGGGCGAGCAACGCCGCCAGTACGACACCACGCGCGAGGATTTTCGTCCGTATCGCGAGGTCGGCACCGGGGCGCTCGGCGCGCTCGCGGACATCTACGGCATTGCCAGGCCGGCCGCGCCCGGCAGCCCCGATGCGTCGCCGCTCGCCAAGTACAGCCGCATCGCGGCCCCCGCGGAGTGGCTGAAGCTCGGCAAGACTGATGCCGACTGGGACAAGTATGTGGGCGACTACCTCGGCGCCGGCTACGCGGTGACGCAGGGGCCGAAGGGCATCAACCAAAACATGCGCACCTACATCGACCGGCAGATCACCCGTCAGGACAATACTGGCGTCGGCCAGGGCGCGGGCTTTTACACCGGCGGCGCGCGGCCCGGTGGAGCCACGCAGGGCGGCGCCTATATCGGCGGCGGTGACAGTATCGGTGACGTGGGTTTCAGCTCCGGCGGCGGGACCGGCCAGCCAGTCGATCGCACGGGCGGGTTTTACGAGTCGCCCGGCTACCGCTTCCGACTGAGCGAGGGGCAGAAGGCAATCGAGCGCAGCGCCGCGGCGCGAGGCCGATTGTTCAGCGGCGGCGCGCTCAAGGCGACGGAGAACTATGCGCAGGGCGTGGCAAGCGACGAGTGGGGCAGATGGCTGTCCGGCCTGCAGTCGCTCGCCGGCGTCGGCCAGTCGGCGACCGGCAGCACGGCGGCGGCCGGCGCCAACGCCGCCAACGTCATCTCGCAATCGAATATGTCCTCGGGCGCGCAGCGCGCCTCCTCGTATCTGGCCGGCGCCGAGGGCATCAACAATTCAATCCAGGGCGGGCTCGGCAACTGGGTCTATTACAACGCGCGGAATTGAGGGTGTCCTATGGCATTAGGTGAAACTTTCGATCTGGCGCGTATTTACGCGGCGGCGGACGCGGCCAAAGAGCAGCGGTCGCGCAACGAATTACTGGAACAGCGCGTCGGCCTGCAGAAGGTGCTGCAGGAGACCGGCCGGGCGGCGATCGACCCGCAGACCGGCGAGTACAGCGCGGCGGCGCATGCGCGTGCGCTCGCGGCGGCGGGCCATCCGCAGACGGGGCAGGATCTGCTAACCCGGCAGATCGACGGCATGACGAAGGCAGCGACTTACGTTGACCGGATGCTGCCATACCTCAGCGAAAAAAATTACAGCCAATTTCGCGCCGGGCTAGAGGGCGTGGGCTTCCCGGCCAACGCAATGCCGGAACAGTACGATCCCGCGTGGATCAAAAGCTACCTGGCGCGCACTGGCGACAAGATTGAGGACGCTTACGGCGCCTTCGAGGAGCTGTATCGCAGTCCCGACGGCGCCGTGGTTGTCGGCCAGCGCGACCGCAACACGGGCAAGGTCGGCGGCGTGACCACCATCCGCCCGCAGCAGCCGCGCACACCGGGGCGGCCGCTGCCGGTCGAGGACGAGGCCGGCAATATCACCTATGCCAGCCCCGATCAAGCGGTCGGTCGCCGCGCACCGAAGCCGGCGAGCGCGCAACCGAAGCCGTTTCGCTTCACCGCATCCGACACCAATGCGATCTATCGGCAGGCGGCCGGGCTCTTTGGCGGGATCTGGGATCCCGAGAAGCAAGTCATCGCCGGGCTGGACCGGGACACGGCGGTCCGCGTGCAGGATATCGCGTCTCGGGCATCGCAGGCGTATATGGCCGGAGCGGGGGAGCTAGACCACTCCACCGCCGTCTATCAGGCGCTACAGCCGCCCGACCAGACCGGCAGCAGCCCCGCGCCGCCGGGAGGTGACACGCCGCAACCGCCGCCGCCGGGTAGCGTCGTGCGGCGCAAATCTGACGGCGCGCAGTTCCGAGTACAGCCTGACGGTAGCCTCGTGCCGCTCTGATGCCTGGACTGTCCTACAACCCGCAGGAGTTCGAGGTCGTCGGATCAGAACCGGGGGCGCCGGTTGCCTACGATCCGCAGGAATTCGATCTGGTATCTGTCGATGCGGGGTCCGGCAAGTCGTGGACGGAGCGCATCGGCGAGAAGCTGGCCGCGCTCGGCAACCGCAGCACGGCGGCGCCGGGCATGGTCATGTCGCCGGCGCAGGCGCACGAGGTCTCACGAGTGGCGCCGCGTATGCCGGGCGAAACCGCACAGATGCTCGGCGCAACAACGACCGACTGGCTGGCGAGCGCAGGCAGTGCCCTGAACGACATCGAGGCGAAAGTCGCCGACACCCAGGCACGCCAGTTCATGCAGGCCGGGCTCGGCGAGCAGGCGGCGGACAAGTTCACGCAGTCGCTAGTCCAGCGCGGCCGGTCGGCCGAAAAGGCCGGCATCGCAAGGGCGGCCCGTGAAGGTCAACAGGAAGCATTGCCGGCGGATGCCGGGCTCATCGAGCGGGCCGTGGTCTCTGGGCTTTCCAGCGCGGCGGTGTCCCTGCCGGCTACGCTGGTCGGCGGCCCGGTGGTGGGCGCTTCTACGCTGGCCGCCGGTAGTGGCTTGTCGCGGCGGCGCGAAGTGCTCGACGCTGGCGGCAGCGAAGCCGAAGCACTCGGCAGCGGAGTGGCGCTCGGCGCTCTGGAAGGGCTTACCGAGTTCGGCCCCGGTAAGGCCCTGTACGGTGCCGCCAAGGGAAGCCTGCCGCTCTACAAGGAGCTGATCAAGTTCGCGGCGACCGAGCTTCCGGGCGAGAACATCACCTCGATTGCGCAGATCGTAGACGACTACCGGCTCGGGCTGCGCGACGATGTGACCACCAAGGACTTTCTCGATGCCGTGCGCGATACCACAGCGGCGACCATCGCAGGCGGCGGCGCGCAACTGAGCGTCGGCGGGCTGATGCGCGCCGCCCGCGAGCGCGCCAACCGCAGGGCCGAGGAGCGTGCCGTGGAGATGCGGCGCCGCCGGCGCCCGGAGCCCAGCATCGACGTAGCGCCGCCGGCGATGCCGCCGGTCGAGGAGGAGCCGCCAGCGCCTACCGCAACTGCGGCGCCAGAATCCCCGGCACCCCCGTACACTCCGCCCGGCGTGCAGGCCGGCGACGTTCGCGTACCGGAAGGCCCGGACGTCATTGGACGGCAAAGCCCGGAAGTGCCGCCTGTCGCGCCAACTCGCGCCACGCCAGAAATCCAGGAAGGTCCGGCGCCAGCGCCGGCAGCCACCCAACCGGAGCCGCCCGCGTCTATCCCCACAATTACCCCCGAAACGGGACCAATTACGGGGATTGACACCGCCGCCACAACCGACGTCCCGCAGGCCCCGCAGGAGGACACGCCACCGATCCCGGCCGTTCCTCCCGCTGTATCGGCGGCCGCCCCTGCGGGGCTTGCAGGGGCACCTGGCAGGCGAATTGCTGACGAGGTTCGGCGGGCGGACCAGAGGATCCGATTTGCTGCCGACAAGCTGGTGTCGTTTGTGCAGCGCGTTGGCGCCAATCCGCGCGACAACCGAAGCGTAGAGATCATTGCGCCGGTCAGCGAGGAGAAGCGCCAGGATCTTCTTGCCCGGACGGGCGTTGATGTTGGCTCAAGCGCTCGCGAGCAGATCCGGGCGAATACCGTGCGCCATGTTCACGGCAATCATCCCGAGCTGACGTCAGACGACTGGCGCGTCCTCCCGTGGCTGACGGCCAACTATGACAGCGCCGTGCTGCTGAAGCAGGGAACTGGCGATCAGGGGCCGCGCATCGCGCTCGCAGCCGTCGATGCCAAGAGCGGTTACGCCTATGTGGCGGAAGTGCTGGCGGGGAAGAAACACGGCGAGCGGCTGTCCGTGGTGTCCTTCTTCAAGGATCACCCAAATACGGTTCGGTCGTACCTGAAAACCAATGCGGCGCGCGGTGGAAAGAGCGTAGGCGGCCAACTGGACGGTCCCGTGCTGCCTGACGGCCCCCGGTCCCTAACGTCCGAAACGGCTTCCAGCGCACCGCCTACTGGCTCAAGTGTAGCCCCCGCAGGAACCAGTCAGCAATCGGACGATGTCACAGAAACCCAGCCCGCCGCGCCGCAAAAGGAGGCGCCGCCCGACTTCGAGGCATCACTCGCCCCGCGCGAGAACGCGCCGGGCGCCGCCTATGTGTCGCTGTACCAGGCCAGGGGCGCGCCGGCGCAACCGACGCCGTTCACCATCGCCGGCCAGACCCGGCCGATAGCCCCGCCGAAAGAGCCGGTGCGCCGCGAGCATGTCATGGATCTGTTCCAGCGACTGTTCGGCGTCAAGGTGTATCAGGGCAAGCCATTCAAGGGGCCGAAGGCGCTGCTTGGGTTCCATAGGCCAAAAACAGGCGAAGTGCGCATCAGGAAGCACAACGACCTGGAAATCACCGCGCACGAGGTTTTTCACTGGATTGATCGGGAATTCCCGACGCTGCGAACGCTCTACCACGAGCGGCGGTTTGCCGACGAATTGAAGGGCATCAGCTACGACGCCAAGAAGGTCAATGAGGGCTTCGCCGAGTTCGGCCGGCTGTTTCTGACGCAGCAGATCGAAGCGGTCGCCAAGGCGCCGACCTTCTTCGAGGCATTCGTCGCCGAGACGCAGCGGCTCGGCATTTACGACAAGCTCGCGCGCGTGCAACTGCGAATGCACGAATGGTATCTGCAGGGCGCCGAGGCGCGGGCGCTGTCGAAGATCGGCGGCAAGGCCCCGCCGCTGCGCCAGCGGCTCGATGCACTGCTCGCCGGCTGGGGCGACCGAGCGCTGCAGTCAATGGTCGATCGGATGCACGCTATCAAGGTGGTCGAGCGCGAAGTGACCGGGCGCGTCGGCAACGTGTACGAATCGGTGCGGCTGCTCGCCGGCGCCCGCAACATTGCCAACCAGTTCATCAACTACGGCACCCTGCGGTGGTCGGCAAACGGCGATCTGGAATTCAGCGGCGAGGGACTGCGGCAGATCTTCGCGCCGGTCGGCGAGTACATGGACGACGCGATGGCGTACTTCGTCGGGCGGCGGGCCGCCGAGCTGATGCGTTACGGGAAAGAGAACCTGTTCAGTGAGGACGAGATCCGCGCCCTGCTCGCCAAGGGCAACAACAGCCCGCGCGCCGCAGAAATCAAGACCGCGTTCTACAAATATCAGGAATACACCAAGCGGCTGATGGACTTTGCCCAGCAGAGCGGCATCGTCTCGGGCGAGACCCGCGCGATCTGGGAACGGATGTATCAGAACTATGTGCCGTTTTACCGCATCGCCGAATCGCTCGGCGGCGAGACCTTCGCCGGCGATTCCGGGCGCCGCGCCGTGGGGTCGGTGTTCAAGCGGCTGACCGGCGGCACGACAAACCTCAACGACACCCTTGAGAACATCACACTCAACACGGCGCTGATCGTCCACGCCAGTCTGAAAAACATGGCGAAGCGCCAGTTATTCAAGCTCATCGAGTCGCGGCGGGCCGGCGCGCGCTTTGCGGTGCGCGTGCCGACATCGACGCAGGTGGTGAAGGTGCAGATGATGCAGGTCGAGGAGACGCTGCGGAAGCTGCTCGACGAGGCCGAGGCGCGCGCCTTGGCCCCCGACGCTTCCGCGCAGGACCGGATGCATTACCTGCAAGTGGGTGCGGCGATCGCGGTGCTGACCGGCGCGGCCAACGCCCGCGGCGGGGCGGCGCTCGATGCGCTGCAACGGCAGGCGACGTTTTTCACCACCGGGCACCCGCCGAACATCGACGAGGTCGATTCGATTCTCATCAACGGTGAACGGGTATGGTTCCAGATCGGCGACGCGCTGCTGTGGCAAAGCCTGCAGGAGATCAATCATCCGCGCCCGCTGACGCTGGTCGAGCAGGCGCTCGGGCTGCCCAAGCGCGTCCTGACCCGCGGCGTGACTGTCACGCCAGAGTTCCAAATCGCGAACCTGCTGCGCGATAGCTTTCAGGCGTACACGCTCTCGCGGGGCGGGCAGTGGCCGGTCACGGATTCCGTCGCGGCCTTCTATGACATCTTCACGGAAAGCCAGGACTTTAAAGATTTCCTCGCCAACGGCGGCGGGTTCGGCAACAGCGTGAGCGACGAGACCAAGCGGCTCGTGCTGGCCCTGCATCGAATCGACCGGCACCACCTGCTTGACACGCCCGCCAAGATTGCCGACTTCTGGGACCAGTGGGGGCAGAGCTTCGAGCTGGCGACGCGGCTGGCCGAGTACAAGCGGCTGCGGTCGCAGGGCGCCACCAAGCGGCAAGCCGCCTTTGCCGGCCGGGAAATATCTTCGGACTTCGCCATGCGCGGCACGTCGGAGATCGTGCGTTTTTTCACTAACTCCGTGCCGTTCCTCGGTGCGCGCTTGCAAGGGCTGTATCGACTTGAGCGCGAGCTGTTCGAGCGCAACGGGCGGCAGGGCTGGGGCGGCGATCGGGCGCTGCGGTTCGCGACGCGCTCGCTGCTCGGCGTGACCCTGCCGGCGCTGCTGCTCTACGCGCTGAACAAGGACGACGACGACTACCAGGCGCTGCCGGAAGAAACCAGGATGCTGTACTGGCCCATCAAGGTGCCGGGCACCAGCACCTTTGCGCTGATCCCCAAGCCGTTCGAGGTGGGGGCGCTGTTTTCGACCATCCCCGAAGCGATGTGGCGGGCCATGGAGGAGGGGCAGCCTAAGGCGCTGATGGATGCGGCCCTGTTCACGCTGGTCAACACGTTCTCATTCGACCCGGAACCGCAAATTGTCAAGCCGCTGATCGATGTGTTCTACCGCAACAAATACTGGACCGGCGCGCCGATCGTGCCGCGCTCATTGGAGAACGTCGAACCGCAGGAGCAATATCGCCCGTGGACGGCGCAGAGCATGGTGGCGATCGGCAGGGCGTTCGGTGTGTCGCCGCTGCGGCTTGAAGCGCTGCTCGTCGGCTATCTCGGCACGGTCGGTCAGTGGGCACTGATGGCGGCCGATTCGCTGGTGACGACGCCCGGCGCCGGCGAGGATCCCGCCAGTAAGCTCTCGACGATGCCGATTGCCAGGCGCTTTCTGCGGGAGGCGCCCTATCGGCGCACGTCCTACGAGACGCGGTTCTACGAGCTGGCCGACCAGGTCACTCAGGTCGTGGCGACCGCCGCCAAAATCCGCCGCGAGAACCGCACCGACGACCTCGGCAGCTACCTCGGACAGGACGAGAAGGCGCAGTTACTCGCTCTCGACAGGGGCCGCGCGAAGGTGGCGGATGCCGCGCGCGATATCTCCGCCGCCATGTTGGCGATCCGGCGCGACCCGCTGCTGTCAGGGGAGCAGAAAACCGCACGCATGGACGCCCTGCAGGCCGATCTGAACGAGCTGTTCGAGCGGGCCGTCAAAGGGCTCGACGCAACACAACTCACTCAATACCGGGACGCGCTCGAAGGGCGCAACAAGGAGCAACAACCATGAAAACCGACCCAGCCAAGAAGCTGACCGCCGTCACGCTGTCCGACACCACGGTCTACGACGGCGCCCGCGGGTTCCACGTCAACGGCAGCGGCACGCTCGTCATCGAGCCGGCCGAGCCGTGGGATGCTGCCACTGCGCCCGGCGGCACCGTCACGCTGGTCGTCACCGGCGGGGCGTATTACCCCTACAGCGCGCGGCGCTTTCTCGCCACGGGCAGCGATGCCTCGGCGACGCTCGGCATTGTCGCGGTCAAGTGACGCGCAGTGGATGAGCAATCGCCGCACTTCCAGGCCACGGTGTTCGGCTGGCTCGGTGCGCTGCTCATCGGCGCGTGGGGCTGGATCGCGAAGAACGTGCTGATGCGCAGGCTCGATGATGTCGATGTGCGGGTCGATGAGCTGGAACGCACCAAGGCGAACCGCGCCGACTGCCAGCGGCAAGCCGACCTCAACGAGGCCGTGCATGGCAGTCTGCATCGGGAGCTGGCCGAGGGGCGCGATCGCACCGACCGGGCCGTGGCCGAGCTGCGCGGCGCCATCGACACCACGCGGCGCGAACTGAAGGACGATCTGCGCACCATCACCGATCTGCTGCGACAGAGGCAATAGGAGTACAGGCCATGATCGACAATCTGCGCCCACCGTCGAGCACCATCACCGCGGCGACGCTCGCCGGTATGGGCATGACGCTTGCAACAGAGATGGTCGCCCAGGTCGGCATCGAGCTGCGCCCGACGCTGGTCGCGGCATCCGTGACGTTCGTCTCGGCGCTGGTCGGCTACCTCAAGCGCGAGAACGTGCTGCCGTTGCAGCGCGAGCCGTGATCATCCCGTGGCGGGCTGTCGCTGGTGCAGTCGTTGTCGCGGCTGCATTCGGTGCTGGATGGCAAACCAACGGCTGGCAGATCGAGAACGGGATACTGCGGGCGGAGCGAGAACAACGGGAGGCGGCGGATGCGAGCAACAGAACCATCATCGAGAGCTACCGGACGGAGCTGGATCGCACTCGCAATCGCCCTCCTCGCCGGGTGTACCTCTGTCCCGACCTGCCCGCAGCCACCGGCGCAACTGCTGATCCCGCCGCGGCCGGACTTCCTCCGCCAGCTCGACGAGATATTGGGGATCTCCTCGCCGAGTGCCGCGACTACGCCGCGCAACTCGGAGCGCTGATCAATGCCGTACAAGTTCAGCATCCGTAGCCGCTGGCACCTGATGGGCGTGCATCCCGACATCGCGCGGCTCGCGCACGCGGCGCTGGCGGTGTCCACGGTGGACTTTGGCGTGACTGAAGGGTTGCGCAGCAAGGCGCGGCAGGTCGAACTGTTCCAGGCGGGCGCGAGCAAGACACTGAACAGCCGGC